AATAATAGCAGGCTTGTCAAAGTAGTAAGACCAAGTTCTACCACAAACGTCAGTGCTATTGTAAGAAGGTAAAGCCGGTGAAGCTGCTGGTGTTGCTACAATACCACCGTTGTTTATTCTAGTTCCTTTATAACGCCATTCATTATTTACGTCTAAGCGACCTTTTGTAACACCAGTAACGTCTCTAGCAAACGAGTTGTAGAGTGAAAAGAAGAAGTTTGTTGGAGAACAAGTGTCGTCAATAGCAAAGTCTCTTGTGTAGTGTCCTGCTTGCCAACCAAAATGAATAGTTCGTGGAACAAAGCACTGTTCAACTTCACCAATAGGCAAGTTGTTTAGTTTGCTGAATGTGTCTGTAAAAGCCTTGTTTATTCTGGTTCCGTCAATAGTAGAACCGTCTGTAAACTGTTCTTCAGTTATTTTTCTATTTGCCATTAGGTTAGTTCTCCAAAACTAGTGGTATTCAAGTGTGGTAGTCCAGTTGAGTTGTAGCCACCATTGACTGAAACGTCAGCAGGAGCGCCTGCGTTATTTATGGCTGAACCATTGGTTTGGTTATTTAGAAACCAACAACCAACAAAGCTAGCTTTTGAAGTTGAACCTACCGCAACATAACAAGAACCAGCAGCTAGTGTCTGTGAGTTTGTTGCTTTTCGGAAAATACAGTTCTTGAATAAAACTTTTGTGTTGCTTTGAATAGACACAATAGGTTGAGTTTGTTCTGAATAAAACTCTAGGTTCTCAAAAATAATAGGACTAGAGCTTTCTACAATAATAGAGCTATTGTTTTTTGGAGTAAAAACTGGGTAGTTGCTTCCTTGGTAGACTTGCATTTCTGTGCTACTTGAGAAGTTTTGGACTTGGTATTCTCCTGCTAATAACAATGTTTTATAAACTCCATTTGGACTTGGTTCAGCAACAAAAGAAGAAGCGTCAGCAGCTATGTTGTCTGAAAGTGAAAGAACCAAGTTTATTTTTTGGTCTGTTTGTAGCTCGTTGTCTAGTTCAACTGCTTTTGTTCTTTTCTCTGTAGGAGTAATGCGTTGTTGTGTTGTTCGTCTGGTTTTAGAAGTTGCCATTTATTGTTGTCCTCTGTCGTGTTTCCAACGTCTTCTGGCTTGAGACATTGTTCTGTAGGCTGCGTCAAACTTCTTAACTAGAAGCTTGCTAGCTATGTTCTGAACATAACCATACAGCGTAATAATAAAGCTTGTTCCCTTAGCAGAAGTAGAAAAGCTTGTGTCGTAGTAGTCTTCACCGTCTACCAAAATAGTGCCGCCTATTGGGTCAGCAGTCAAGTCAGCATATTGAGCAGCAGTATTTCCAAAAACTTTTGGTTGTAGAGCGCCTGTGCTGTCTGTAAACTCACCGTCTGAAATGTCCCTTGTGAATGCTAGACCTGTAGCATTTTGGACTAGACCGTCATTTATTGAAGGTGGTGTTTGTGTCCAGTCTACAACCTGACCTTGGTAGGTATTGTAGTTGGAAGCAACCATAGCGTTTAGAAGCCCTCTGTCGTCCACAGAAGCCTCCGCTCCTACTGCGCTAGCCTGTGGGTAGGGTCCAACAGAAAGAAGGCTCACAAAGCCACCACGGGCTTTTATGACCTCACCAAACTCACCTTGAACAGCTTGGCTTTGTAGAACCCACTCTATTGGGTATTGTCCTATTGTTGTGTCTCTATGGACTGAACCAAAGTCAAATAAATAAGTGCCTTGACCTGGAAAACCATTGACGGTAGAACGAACTACGTTCCAACCAAAAGAAAGAGTGTCACTTGTGTTGTCAATAAGTTTTACAGGTAACCAGAAAAGAGGCTGAACACCGTCATTAACATTCAGAACTCGACCAAAGTAAGTAGGAGCAAAGGTTCCGTCGTATTGCATTGTTATTGTGTTTGGAGCAGTCAATGCTATTTGTCGTCCTACTGCTGGGTTTTGCCAACCAAAGTTTAAAACAGAAGCTGTTCTGTCTGGGTGAAAAACCAAGTTTATGTAGTTAATGGTTGGGTCAAGAGGAAATGTTGTTGTAGGAACTTCCCAACGTGTGTTGTCAAACTGTATTTCAACGTCAAATGAGGTAATAGGACCAGTATAAGCTGTAAGTGTTCTATTACAAGCTATTCCTACTGGAATAAGAAACCATGGTTGGTTTGCTGGAGTAGTGTTATAAAGTGCTGTTGCTCTGTCTGTATAAAGCCCACTATAAATAGCAACTGGTTTTCCAAAAACAACTTGGTAATGTTTATTGACGCCTGGAGGGTTTGTGAAAACAATACCTTCTGCTGGGTATACCTTTCTGTCTTCGTGCCAAGACTTGGAAGCGTCAACACCACCACCTACTTTCCATTGGTAAATAGAAGCATAACGCATTGCTTTTTCAGCAAACAAAGCTTCACCGGCTGGAATAGTTTGTGCTTCGTCCAAGTCAATAATGAAAAGGTTGTCGCCTATGTCTACCATTCTGTAGTCGTTGGTAAATGGACTTGTTTCTTTTACTGTCTTGTCTGCGACAGTACCGTCGTCGTCCATAGTGTCCCAAGACCAAATGGTAAACTGGTTGTCTGCGTCAATGACTAGTGAAAACTTTTGTTCTGGAATAACACAAAAGACCAACCCATTGAGAGGGTTCTTCGTAAAGTGAAGCCCTTTCAGGTTAGTCCAGTTATAAGTTATTTTTGGTTGTGTTTGGGTTAGGTCAGACTTACCGTCTTCTTCAGCACGTTCATAAACTGTAAGTGGTGTTTCTAGGAACCTTCTGAATAGAGGGCTAATAGCTTTGCCTATGTCTTGAATACTATTACCGTCGCTCACATAAATACCTGAAGCGTCAGTAAAGTAAAGTTTACCTTCTACTTTTATTTTTGCTTGGCTGTTAAAGCAACCCCAGTTAGAGTTTAGTTTTATTATTCTACCTGAGCTTTGTATTTCTGAACCAACTGAAGGTTGGTAAAGGAAAGTCTCGTCTTCTGTGAATACCAGCAAGACACCATTTATTTCTGAAAGTGCGGTAATGGGTTTGTCTGTTGGTAAGTCAATAGAGTTGTCAGCAATAATAGAAGCACCATTGAACTGGTCTGAAAAATAAACTGTTCTGTCTTCTGCTATAGCTAGTCTGTTGTTTATTACAGCAATGTCTGTTGGTTTAGGGAACTCTGAACGGTTCAAATAAACAAACTGAGACTTTAACAAACCTTCCATAGCTTCAGCTTTTTCTATGAATGTTGTTTCTGTCCAACCATTTCTACCTACAATACCACCACCGTGACAATAAGCAAAACCTAAAAAGGTGCTTTCTGTTTGTACGTCTGGTGGAGCGTCAAAAAGAACTGGACGGTAAGCATAGAGACCTAGTTCTGAAGTACCAAAATAAACAATGTCGTTTAGCTCAGACCAGTAAAAGTTTTGTTCTTTGCCTTCTGAAGCATAAACTTTAGAGTTAGTGGGCATAAATACGTCTTTGTCGTAAAAACCATATTGTGCCTCCATAGGAATAGCGTCTTCTATTTCTGAAGTCTTTTGAGTAATAACTGCTTCTGTGTGTCTTCCTGTTTCACAGTCATAAATAGAAACAACGTATTGGTTGCTATGGTCTGAAACTGGGTTTGCTTTTGTGTCATTGTAGAAACTGTCGTTGAGTGTATTCTCGTCTGTTCCGTCTCTAGCCTGAGTAGAAATAGAAGCAACCCAAAGAGAAAGTATTTGTCTGTGTCCCCAGTTTGTAATAAAACCACAAGAACCCAAGTGTTCTAAATAACCAAACTGGTCAGGTGTAGGACTTGCATTTAGTGAAATAGCATTGTAGCTGGTATTGAAAGTATGTATTCTACCAAAACCTTCTCTTACTTTCCAAGTAGAAATAGGTTGGTTATACATATTCTTTATGAAAGAACCACGTTGTGTTTCGTCAGCTACTATTCCTACTGGTTTTATGTCTGCTTGTTCTACATTTGACATTCTTTGTTTCTTTCCTTCTTTTTCTTTTTCCTTCTCAGAAGGTTTTGGTTGCGAGCTTTGCGAGCAGACTGACTACTACTCAGCCATTCTACTAGGGTCTGTGAGAGTTGTCAAGACCTAGTAGTAGTAAAAGTCTGTGTCTTCTACTACAACGTGGTTATTTCCTCTTCTCATTCTACCTACTTGAATGTATTCTTTCAGGTCATTGAGACGTAAACCAAGTTGAGCTTCTACAGCAGGAGCCAAAGCACCGTCTCTCATAGCATAGCTTCTGTAAGCTAGTATGGCAATAATGTCGTGGTATGGAACCAAGTTGTCTATGTAGGTTGTGGCGGCTAGGTTTGAGAAAGTAGTCAAGTCCGCTTGTCTAATATACTCAATATCCAACCTGCCAGAAATAGGGTTAGAGAAATAGAGAGTAGTTCCATTGAGAAAATAACTTGGGGCTTTATTGAGGTCAGGAACATAAAGTTCATTGTAGCTTCCGGCTCCTTGAAAAATAACGCTTACCAGTCCTGTGTTGTTGTCTACATTCATTACGTCAAGTAGGCGCAACATAGCTCTGTTATTCGCCCAAGCAGTATTACCTAGAATAGCTGAAGCACCACCGGGAACAATAGGGTTTGCTGTAAGGTCAAGAGTGTTTACCCCTGAAAGGTTTGTTCCTATTGTGAGCCTTTCAGCATAAGTCTTTGGGTCAGACTGAGTGGCGTATTCTCGGAACTGTTCATAGGCAGTTTGCAAATAACGTGAAACGTCTGTGTCCGTCAAGAAAGTTTTATTTGGTTCGTCGCATAACTGACGAAAGTAAGTTGCTATTTGTGCTATGTTCATTTAGCCTCCAACGCCTCCCATTCTTGGGTTCACCCCTGGTCTTCCATAGTTGCTTATACCTTCTGCGTCGCTTCTTGGAGCGTCTGTTGAGTTTACAAGTCTTGCTAGTGCGGGGTCTAGAGCTTCGTCTTGACGAATAGCAGCAACTTCTCCAAGTGTTTGTGTTCCAGCAACACCAGAGTTTAGACCACTCAATAGTTGTTTTGCTTCGTCTTCTGAAGCTGGAACTGGTGGGAACACCTTGCTTCTCTTCAGTTGTTGTAGAGCTTCTGCTGGCTGTCCAAAAGAAATAATGGAGTTGAAAATGTCAGCAATGTAGTCTTGAACTGGAAGGGGAAGTGAAAGGTATTCGTCTGTCTTCATAAAGTCGCCAAAGACCTTAGAGAAAACGTCAAGGTCGTCAGTTGAGTAAAGCTCAACTTCATTGCCTTGAATAACTGCTTCAAGTATTTTCTTGGCTTCAGAAGTAGCAGCCATTTTCTTTATGACATTGGTCATTCCACCTGTCTTGAAGCTTATTTCTTTTAGAGCTTCTTCTGGTGTTATGAGACCAAGTTGTAGCATTTCTACTACCTTTGCGTCTCTGTCTGGTAGTTCAGAACGGTAGAGAGAGTTGGCTTCAATAAACACTTCTGGGTAGTCAACAATGTTTGTGTCTTTTATTTCTTGGAAAACTGCTCCACCTTCTGTGTCCAACATTCGCATAAACACAGGTTCAGTGTAGTAGTTCTTCATAAGAACCAAAACGGTTTCAGCCATTTTCTTGACTTCTTCTTCAATGCTTTGTTGGGTAAGTTGTAGCTGTGAAGCGTCTCCTTGTTGTAGGGCTTCAATACCCTTACCAGAGACAATGCCTACTGCTCTTTTACCAATAGAAACAGAGTGAATGCCTGAAACGTCAAACATTTCTGCTTGAACTCGTTGAATGTTGTCAATAACATAAGCAGGAATAGCTTCACCAGCTACTTGTTTTGGCTCACCGCCAGCAGGGTTATAATAAACTTTCTCACCGGCAGTGTTTGTAATGGCTTGTGGTGAGACACCAGCGGTCTTTGGAATAAGCCACTT